GAAAGCGCAAACGCTTCTTTGATTTACAATGGTGGTTCAGCTTCAAATTTATCTTTGTTAAGTACCGAACCAAAGCACTGGTGGAGAATGGGTGATGGGGATAGTTTTCCGTATATATTCGATAATGGAAGCGAAGCGAATTGTATTTTTCAAATGTATAACATGACAAGCGCTGACATAGTTAACGACGTACCTTAATAATTTAATAACTAGGGGGCGTAAAAAACCCCCTTTAATTTCCTACAATGGCAAAGAAGAAAATAGTAATACAAACGAAATACGAGGTTGAAGGCGCTGACAAAGTGCAACAATCTTATAAAGAAGTAGGAAAATCCGCAGAAAGCGCAGCAACTTCCACTGGAAAGGTGAATAAAAACGCCAACGCATTTACTGATGGCATGCCTGGTAAACTTGGTGCTGTCCAAGCTGGTTTTGTTGCTCTAAAAGGTGGTTTAATGAAGGCTGTAACAGGTTTTAAAACCTTAAGGGGTGCCATGATTTCGACTGGAATTGGTGCTATAGTTGTAGCTTTTGGAGTTTTAGCGCAATATTTTACAGATAATGAAGAAGGTGCAGGGAAATTAAAGAAAATTACAGCGGGTTTAGGTGTTGTTTTTGGTAATATTACCGATGTTATTAGTGATTTAGGAGAGAAATTGTTCAGCGCTTTTGAAAACCCAAAACAAGCTATAACAGATTTATGGGAACTTATTAAAACCAATGTTGTAAACAGGTTCACAGGTTTGGCAGATATGTTTGGCGCATTAGGTAAAGTGATAAAGTCCGCTTTTACTTTAGATTTTGAAGGGTTAAAAGAAGCCTCTGCAGACTTAGGAGAAAGTACCCTCCAAGCTATGACTGGAGTTGATGACTTAACGGGGAAGATAGCCAAAGGGATGGAAATGGTTAAGGAATTTGCAAAAGATACCCAAGAAGAAGTAAATAAATCTTTAAAACTAGAGGAAGCAAGGTTAGCCTTAACAAGATTTGAAAGGAAGGCAATAGTTGACAAAGCACAGGCTGAACGGGATATGATGGAATTGCGTTTAAAAGCTAGGGATGAAGAAAAATTTGCTACTAACGAAAGGTTGGAATTTATGCGACAAGCTAACAAGATAGCCGCTGAACAACTTGAAAAGGATTTACACGTAGCAAGGGAAAAATTAAGAATACAAGCAGAAGAAAACACGTACAGCAAATCGACCGCCGAAAATTTAGACGCTGAAGCGAAGTTAAAAGCTGAAGTTTTTAGAATAGAGAAAGCCAATTTCTCAGAGCGTAAAAGGATGAAATCCGAAGAGCAGGCTTTAGTTAAACAAGCCCAAGCAAATGCGTTAAAGATTAAGAAAGCTAAAGAAGCTGAAGCAAAGAAAGAAGCTAAAATCTTAATGCAAAGAAGGAAGCTAGATATTGAGCTACAAGAAGACGGATTAAAGAAGGAAATTGAATTAATAGCCTTTAATGCTGAACAAAAAAGGAATAAACTAGAAGAAGAGGGTGTTTTAACTGCTGAACTTGAATTGAGATTAGCCGAAGAAACAGCTAGGAAGATTCACGAAGCAAAAATGAAGGCGAATGACGCTTTAATAGCTGAAGAAAAAAAGAAAAACACCGAAGAAACAGCTTTAAAAAAGACGCACGATGATGCACTTTTAAGCGCAAAAGCTCAATTTAATAATAGTATAAAAGGCTTTGCAGATAGTTTAACTAGTGTACTAGGTGAGAATAGCAAAGTGGCTTTAGGTATTCAGAAAGCTGTAGCACTTAGAACGATCGCAATAGACACAGCACAGGCAATTTCAGGATTAACTAAAGCAAGTGCACAGAACAAGTTAAACGGTGTTACAGGTGGTGCGGCTGGTGCTTTCCAATTCGCTACGGGGTTGCTACAAATAGGGACAAACATGGCTAAGGCGTATTCCATTCTAAAAGCACCCGCACCAAAAATAGACGGGGGTGAAAGCGGTGGAGGTAACGCACCGACAACACAACAAACAGCGCCAGATTTAGGTTTCGAGGGTAGAAGCTCAGGAAGTGAAAACTTCGGGGCGCAAGTTGTTCGTGCTTATGTAACAGAAAGCGACATTACGACCTCACAAAATACAGCTTCAAACATTCAACAATTGAGTGAAATTGGTTAATTAAACATTTTATAAATTTTATATATTAAGACATGGATAAGAAAGTATTAATTGAATTATTTATTGACGATAAAGACCAAGACAACGCACTTGATATAATTTCCTTTGTATCTAGTCCAGCGATTGAAAAGGACTTTATGCACTTTAAAGAAGATAAAGAAAAGTTTCAATTCAAAGCTACAGACGAAGAAAAAAGGATTGTTACAGGTCCCGCAATGGTGCCAAATCAGGAAATTATAAGAATGGATGCAGAAGGCAACCCGTACTTTGTTTATTTCACAGAAGAAACTATTTCAAAAGCACAGGAAATATTTGCCAAATATGGGAAAACTAAATCAACAAACTTCGAACACAAGACAGGATTAAGAGATGTTACTGTAGTTGAATCGTGGATTGTTAGCGACCCAAAAAACGATAAATCAAACGCACTAGGATTCTCAGATATTCCAAAAGGTTCGTGGATGGTGTCTTATAAAGTAGATAATGACAACCTTTGGGAAATGGTTAAAAGCGGGGAAGTTAAAGGTTTTAGTATCGAGGGCGTATTCTCTAAAAATATAGTGCAAATGTCTGAAGAAGTTGAAAATGATAGCGATAATATTAATGATTCATACCTTGATTTATTCAATAAAATTAGCGGTTTATTTGGTAAATAAAAAAAAGTAAAACATAACTAATTGATTTATATATAATAGCATGGATAGAACGACATTTATAGATAAAATTAAACTTTTGTTTTCCGAAGTGGAAGAAGAAAGTGAAAAAGTAGAACATTCAGACTGTGAGTGTAAAGGCGAAAAAGATTGCGAATGCGACAAATACGCTGAAGAGGTTGAAGTTGAAGCACCTGAAAAAAAGGAGTGCGAATGTGAAGAAGGTGATGAAGATTGCAAGTGCGATGAAGAAAAAGCTGAAGAAGTTATTGAGCCTGAACTTGCAGAAGAAAAACCTGAAGAAGAAGTAAAAGAAGAAGAGCCAAAAGAGGATGAAATGGAGAAAAGACTTGAAGCACTTGAAAAAGCACTTGCTAACATTTCGGAAAGCATGAGCGCAATTGATAGTTTAAGTCTAGCTGTTTCTGAGTTGGCTAATTCACCTAGTGAGGGAGAAGTAAAACTTTCAAAGGCTTCAGGGAAATCAGTTAAAAAAGAATTAACAAGTAGGGAGTCAAAACTAAAGGCTTTCGCAAAAAGATAAATAAATAAACAAACAATTAAATTAAATTACAATGGGATTAGATGTTTCAGGATTGTCAGTTTATACTGACGAAAATAAGTTAGACTTAATTAAGAAGTCAATTTTAGAAGGAAGAACTTTGAACTATGTTACAGTGCAACCAGACATTAAGTCAAGTGCTACTATTAACATTATCGACTCTACACTAGTAGGTCAAGCGGGTTCTTGCGGTTTTAACTCAGACGGTACTACAGTGCTATCTCAAAGGTCTTTAGGTGTTGCACCTATTAAAGTAAATGAATCAATTTGTGTTGACACTTTAGAGTCTTATTACACACAAAAAATGATGAATGCTGGTTCTTACAATGAGTCAATTCCTTTCGAGCAAATTTACGCAGAAGATAAAGCTGAAAAGATTGCTGACATGTTGGAGTCAATCGTTTGGAAAGGTGATACAACAGGGTCAGGAAATTTAGCACTTGCTGACGGACTTTTAAAAGTTATTGATGCTGAGGGTTCTGTAGTAGACGGGAATTCTGGTGCTGTTACTGCTGCAACTGGTGTAACTGCTGCGAACGTTATTGATATTGTTGACGGAATGGTAAGCGCAGTACCTGCTGACATTATCGACGCTGAAGATTTAGTATTGTTTTTAGGTTATGACGCTTATAGATTATATGCTAAAGCTTTGAGAGATGCAAACTTATTCGCTTACAACGGTCAAGAAAACCAAGGTGAGAAATTCTCGCAAATGGTTCCAGGAACAAACGTAAAAGTTTTAGCTGTTAAAGGTTTGAACGGTTCTAACAGAATGATTCTTTCAAGAACTGCTAACTTATATGTTGGAACTGACTTGTTAAACGATGCTGAACAATTTAGTATTTTCTATTCTAAGGATAACGACGAAGTTAGATTTGTTGCAAAGCTTAAAATTGGAACTCAAATTGCTTTTCCTGAGTTTGTAGTTGAGTTTACTTTAGTACCTTAATTAGTAATTAATAATTAATTATAAGGGGGTAGGGTGTTATCCTTACCCCTTTTTTTATAA